CACGCAAGGGTGCGCACGTACCAGTTCTTCCTCGACAATCTGTACGTCATTCTCTGCTAGATAGACCGCATCAGCTTCGGTGATTCCGTATTCATACACGTGTTCAATAGTAGGAATGTCTAGGTCATCTAGTTCCTGTTTAGTAATGCCACGGTCTTCTAGGTTTCGTCCGATACCAATAGTATCAATTCCCAATGTGTCTTTGTATACCTGTAGGCGCAGACCTTCAGATATAATAAGTTTTTCAATTAAGTCTTGTCTATTATATTTCATATTTCCATAGCCCCGACAATGCCGCATTTATATTCAACAGATGCCCAAGAGCCATCTTTTGGAATTTCTTCATATATTTCTTTAAACTTTAAACATTCATTTTCTTTATCAAACCACTGCACAGTTTGATTAAAGCACTGACCATTAGATGCACAGACAGTTAAAACTAATGACCAGATAATTACATTCATTTCTTTTCGTGTCCTAGCCATACAGCAAAGGCACCAGTCATGGCACCAGTTACTACACTAACTAATCCCGCCTGTGCCGTTGTTGGGTCTGGCAAAGTCATAAACCACTCCACAACCCGCCAAGCGGATATTGACATCATAATCATCATCAAGCGGGGTAAAATTTTCCACCTGAGAAATCTTTCCATCGTTATCTCTGCCACGATTTATCTCCGCTTGTTTTGGCGTAGTCCTGTCGTGCATATGCCACATCTTCATTTCTTGCCGAAAAACTTTGTCGCACTTCTGACCCCAAAACTTGCAGCAACAATGACGCCCAAGCTGTACTGGTACCATTGAGGCATTTGCTCCAATTGTTGAAATCCATTTGCGACAATACCTTCCATGCCCGGTATAAATGCTAATATAAGTGGGATACTAAACAGTATAACTAACCACTCGTCTTTCCACGATGAATGGCTTCCTTTAGCCATTTCCAAATCCCAGTCAATTTCTCCAGTAGCTTTCTTCTCCATGATGACAGCTTCTGCTTTTGCTCTTGCCACATTTGATGCAGCTTTAGCTTTAGTTTGTTCAACTTTTCCATCCATCCAACTCCCTGCAATATTTGCAATTGGTCCTATCAATGCTGTCCACATTAGCTACCTACTCCTCTTCTGAACTGAGCAGTTTTCTTTTGTATCTTTTTAGGCTGGCTGACGAACTGCTTACCAGCACGAGTTCCTTCTCTTTTAGCACGAGTGGTCGCTGCATATTCTTGCGGTGATAACGCTTTGATGGCAGCGGTAGGTAAATAGCGTTCCCCTGTTTGGGCGGAAGGTTTACCACTCTTGGTTCTCCACTTTTGCTTCGTCCAGTTCTTTAAACTTTGTTGTGGTGATTTTAATGCCATGAATAAGTTATACCATTATCTTACGCAATTGTCAAGAGAAAAATAAAAAGACCACCTATAGCAGCCACTATAGCAGATATGCCTATAGATATCTTTAGACTCTCCATAAACTCTGCTCGTTCTCTTAGCGCTTCCTGTCTAGCTTTTTCTGCAGCTTCTTTTGCCTCACGTATACGTTTAGCACGTTCATCCATAATGCCTTGCCACGTGCCGGGGCCAAAACGAAGGTCTACTAGAGTACGCATCTCTTGCACCTTTTCTTGTGCAAGCCTAGCGTCAATCACCTCTTGTGCTACGGACTGTATACCAAACTGGTCGCCTATACTACTTCCAGATTTTTTTGACCGTTGCTGTTGTGTTTGCTTTTCACCCTCAAGGAGATTGTCTATATGTTTTGCAATCTCGCCTATATCGTTGGCGGTATTGATGGTAGATTTAATACCATCTACGGCACTCTTTACCAGTGCGATACCCGCTAGGGTTTCCGCAATCATCTCTGTTCCTCATTGGTTGGTTAAGGTTAGTCATCGGCTTTTACACAGAAGCAGCGGTTGTAGGGGTCACTGAATCCATGCTCCGTTAATGCCACATGGCATTTTGATATCCACTCGTGGGTGTCGTGGACTTTTGTTTCTACTTCTGCTGCGCTTGCGGTAATAACGCAGAACATTACATATTTAAGACTTGTAGCCACCGCCAGCCTTTTTGTACTCAAGGGCCAATAATTGGGCTTTACGTGCTGACCACTGACCCGGCTTACCACCACGTGAACCTGCTTTGATTTTCTCAAACAGTCTTTTACGCAGAGCAGGTTTGGTATAGTTACCTGCTTCGTTTACTCTGCTTTTGCTTTTCTTTTTGGGGGTAGCTTTTTTTCTAGGTGCCATAATTACTACCTTGCTGGATCAAAATATTCTTCTACAGATACTGTAATATCTAATGTCATAGCACTTTCTCTGTATGCAATTATCTTGTCTTTTTGATGTAGTGTAAAAAAGTTACCAGATACTACGTCATGTACTGAATTTCCTGCCATACTTAAACCATTTATAAGATAGTGATATGATGTATCGTCATTGTGATAAAACTGTAAATACGCTTTTTTAGTGCTAGTAGAGCCGTTGCTTAGATGTAAAAATCTAACAATAGCACTATAGTTATCCGGCACAGTATAGATAACGTCAGCACTTGCGTCAGCAGAGGTGCTGGTTATTGTTTTACTTTCCGTAGTAAATTTAGATACACTTAGATCTGGCATTACTTCTTCTTAGCCACTCCGCCACGCATCATTTTCTTTTTAGCCATCTTAGCCATTCCACCACCACGCATACGCTTTGGCTGTACTGAACCACCACGCATCATTTTCTTCTTTGCCATTTTAGCCATTCCGCCGCCACGCATTTTTTTCTTAGCTACCATTTCTAAGTTCCCTTCTATCTAATACTAGACTCTGATACACTTCCTCTGGAAAGTGTTTATAATAACCAGACTTCTCCAGACTCAATGCTGCATCGTCTAGTGTAGATAGTCTTTGTACAAACACCATGCAGTACACAAGACCTTCATCTGTTGCATCCTCATCAACTAGGAAATCCAGACCCGCTTCTTCAGCGTCATAGTCTGGATGAAACACCATGAGGTGCATATCTTTACCTGCTATGGACATAGCTTCATTTATGCCATCACAATATCCATCTAGGTATTCCATGTCAGGTAGGTATTGGTTTGCCCACACCACTATGTCATAGTCGTGCTGCTCAAAGCGTTTGACTTCAGCTATCAGACCCTCTAGCCCTGTATTGATACTGAATACAACTTTGTTATCTAGCCATGCTTGTTTTGCATAGGGGCAGGGTGGTAGGCCGTTTAGTTTTGCATTTGGTACTTCAAGAAACTCGTGTGACCACTTGCGTATATCCGCTTCTACGGGATGCATTACGAGTTTTTAATTTTGTTGTAGGCTTCCAAACCTTTTGGGCCACTAGCTTTCAATGCACGTAGACCAGCGTTATCTGTGACTGAACCTCCGTTAGAATACATATGTGGTTTGCCGTTTGCCATACCACCACGCATCATCTTTGTTTTCTTTTTGCCTTTAGGAAACTCAGCCATACCTATACCAATAGAAATAACAGGCACTTTTTTTGTAGCATTGCCACCTTTAGACATTTCTCTACGCCCACCCATTACAAGAGAAGGCGGTGGTGTTTTTTCGCCACGTTTTTTTAATTCTGTGATAGCTGCACGTACTTCCTTTTGTGACGCACCACTACCTTTGTTTAGCATAGCATTTAATTGGGCAGTTGATTTATTAGATAATTCGTTTGCCATTACTTTTTCTTCTTTCTATTGTCTACGGATGACAGCAGCAAGCCGCCCTTATTCATGCGATAGTCATGTGCGCCTCTTGCACGTTTAGTTACTTTACCGCCACGGTTCATGCTAGTATCGCCTGCAGTCATTTTAGCCAATACTTTACGCAACATCTTTTTATTATTTTCTGTTGGATCGCCTTCTTCCAATTTTCTTTTAGCAGAATTAAGAATACGGCTTTGTTGATTTTTTGTTAACTTATCAAACTCAGGAACTAACTCACCCGTTTCGTTTGCAGCTTTAAGTGCAACAGCAAAGTTGTCTACCTCTTTAGTCTTACCACGAGAACCAGAAGATATATTTGCTCTACGTTTTGTTTCAGCACGAGCATCAGCACGTCTGCGTTTTTCACGTATTTTGTTTAGTGCTTCCTGTAATGCTTCTTTTTCTTTTTTAGTTTTAGCATTTCTAATCATACGAGCAAACGCATTATCTTGTTTGCTACGTGCTTGCATACCGGGTGATGCAGCCATTTGGTCTTTAATAAAGTTAGACACAGATGCTTTGCCCTGAGTTACACTTGGCTTGAGGCTACCTTTAGCAACCTTTGCAGTATCTATCTCATTTTGAATGGCACGTTCCGTTGGGATTTCATCTCCAAGTTTAATAGCTTGATCTTTTGCAAAACGTACACCACGTTGCGTTGCTTTTAATAATTTACCAATAGTCATACTATTTTCCTTACCATTTAACTTTGTGTGACCAATATTTAGCAGACAGCTTTGTGGTAGGTTTACCCTGCGCATTGTGTCGTGCATAATAGCTACGCTTACGTGCTTTATCCTTTGCTGTCGTAGGATTTTTGCCAGCACCCTTCACGCCCTGCTGACCGAAGCGTATAAATTTATACTTGCCACCTTCTGATGCCATCACACAATGTGACTTAGTTGGGTGGTTAGGTGTCCGTTTGGGTTTGTTAACGCCAGTCAGACCTTCCTCTTTCATTTTGTTTTTGACTCTCTCAGGTATAGCCATTACGTATTTATTCCTTTTTCTGGCATTGGCATGTCAAACGTATGTGGTGTACACTTGGCTCTCCAGTCAACTATCTCACCTGACGCTATCATAGACTGATGCCACTGCATCACCTGCTCTGTGGTGGGGCATTGTTCAACAACTTCGGTATGTGTTTTAACTACGCCATCTGCAGTTATAATTACAGATAGGTATAGGAAGAATGAAACCATCACTCATCTTTCTCTGTCCACCCCTCTGCTCTCATAGCATCTTCTACGTGTTTCAAAGTAAATGAACGCCCGTAATGGGCTTCGACTGCACTACGCACATAAAATACATCGCTATGCGGTATATGCAGTCGGTCTAATGAATTGGTACGAATAGCATCATAGAATGCATCAAGTACATTGTCTGTATATAGTTTTACAGATTTCTTAGCCATTGTCAAGAACTTTCTTTAAAAACACGAATATATTTTATACAAAGGAGTACACTACAAGTGTAATCACTTAGAGTGTATTAACAAAGAAAATTTAGTAGAGACTAACTTATGATATAGTTAAGTGTTATAGTTAAGAAGTTTTTTAAGAATTATTATATAAACATTTAAGTGTATCACTTTAAGTGTGTTTAGTTATACATAATTATACCAGATTCTGTCAAGTAAGTCAACCCCCCTTTTTCAAAATAGTTCAAATGGGTCCATACACCCCCTACAATTGCCTATTTTTTAGGCAGTTGCACAATGCTTGTGCATATAGGTAGTGTCAGTTGTTATTGTGGTTAACACTCAATTTTCCTGATTTGTGTATTTATCTGTATATATATCTACGCCACCCCGCCATGGCCCCCGCCCGTACCCCCAAGCCTGCCCATATCTGCCTGCATCCAGCCGCATTATGCATCCGCAATGCGACATATGTGCTGTATATGCGGCATATGCGAGGCAAAACTCTAGGTTTTCTGCGGTTTTCAGCCAATGTGGAAACTGTTATGGTATCAGTTGCCATCTGAAAGATGATGTGAAATGGTCAAGGTTGGGAAAACGGCACACAATGCGAGATGCCGATGCACATACTACCACCCCCTTGGGGTGAGGTGGCTGGCTAACTAAGTCCGATGTCGGACCAACAAAAGCCTCGTGAGTTTCACGCACGAACTTCGGTAGCTTTAGCTACCTGCAGTAGCGTAGGAAACGGCAGGGGCAGGGGATAGCGCAATGCGTCACGGAAAGGCCAACCCTTAATTCTCTCATATTTGTTACGGTTTACAGATAACAATATCTCTCCCCTTTAGGGGTGAGAGAGATATTTTATCTTATGTAAACCTTCAAATATGGAGATAATAAATGACTGCTTCAACTCAAATCGTTGTTCTGAACACCTTGGAAAATGAAGGCAAGGAACTTGCCGCAGAGTACAAAACTCGTACAGCTAAAGCTGACCGGATTATGTTCAACTTCAAGCGAGACACTGCCTCTGATGGCTTTGACACACGGCTTGGAAAGCTGATGCAAAGCCTACGGTTGGAAGGTGGTCAACGGATTTCATCCGACAGACTTCGTGACTGTGGTATTGCTTCAATACCAAAGCAAAGACGTTCCGATGCTGAGTGGTATGTAAATACCAAAGCCGAAGCAGATGCTTTCAATAAGAAAGCAAAGAAAGGTTTCAAGAACCTTTCAGCTTTGCGTAAAGCAATGGCAGAAGCTGCTAAAGCAGATGAGCCAAAGCAACCTACAGAGTCTACTAACTCTGATGATAAGTCCGATGTCGGACCTACTGACAACGTAGTTGAGGTAGCTGAAAGGCTTACTGCCGAAGAAATCGGCATTCAGCTTGTGGAAATGTGCAAAGAGAACAAGCGCAACCTTGCAGACGTTCTTGCACTATTCATGGTGCCAAAGGCAGAATATGCTGAGTTGCCAAACAACAAAAAGGCAGTAGCTTAATGCTACTGTCTAACCTTTCTGAAACCTTTTACGGAGTAAATGTTATGACTGATTTGATTATCGCTCTTTTCCTGATTGCTACATCTGCCTTGGTAGGCTTGCTGGCAATGGTGTCACTTGCGGCAGGTGTGCCGGGTATGGGTTGGGTTGCGTTAGGTTGCGTGGCTTGCTTTGTCGGTGGCTGGGCAATCGTTGCAACGGAGTTGTCATAATGGCTAGGCAATTCATCACACCAATGGGCAGGCACAAGCCTGTCCGTTCAAGCTGGGCGGCTATGGATACTAGAGCGTATTCACGCTCTTATGAGCCTGAAACACGGCCTGAGTTTCGGGTTTATGTGACAGGCCAAGCCGATGCCGCACAGCGTGACTATGAGGCACGGGTAAAGCGTGATGCACAGCGTGAACAGCTTGCAAAACGCATTGCCGAATTGCGTGAACTAGGCTTGGCTTAGTGTACATAACGTAAATACACTTGAAACATAGTGAAAGTGTATTTACTTATATGCACTACTAACCTTGGTCCGATGTCGGACTTAACAATACGGAGTATTGAGATGAATACCGAAACTGAATACAAACACGAGTTGATACAGACTTTGTGGGATTTGTTCAAGGATGTGCATGGTGTACGTCCTCGTGGCATAGCCTATGAGAAGTATTGCATTGCTGACCTTGAGTGGGAAATAGCTATGCTTCAGCGTCAGCTTGAGGATGACTTGCGCTGGGAGCGTGAGCAAGAGGACCGTGCAATCAATGCCTGTATGGACTGTGGTGCGCCAGATATAGCTACCGCTATGCGTTGGCTGGAAGATGCTTATGATATGGAGTGGGTATAATGCAAACAGGAAAGATTGTTAAATTACAGGGCAAGACCCGTCATGGCAGAAACCGTGTGAATGAACACGGCGAGTTTTGGCAGGTGCTTGACCTACCCAAACGTATACCCGAATGGCCTACTGGTACATTCCGCTTGCAGTCTATTGAGACTGGTGATATACGTTGGCTAACGAATGACTTTGAAGCAACTATTGTTGAGGTGTAATATGTATAATCGTTCTAATCACATGATTGAGCCTGCCAAAACTGATATTCTTTTGGAGATTGATAAACTCTATAAAGAGTTGTATGGCAGGTGTTGTCCCAACCTATTTAGCGTTGGTCGGACACATCACATGTCTGACCTGCAAGGTCTAAAGGTTGTTTTGTTGGCTAAACTTTCTGGAGTAATGCAATGACTTATCAAGTACACTTGACCCCAAAATCCAAGAATGAAAAGACTGGTGAGATTCCTGTGTCCACTACAGAGGCACAGACTTGCCCACCAGCTTGCCCGTTCAACAACGCAAATGAGGGCGGTTGCTACGCAGAATCTGGCCCTCTCAAAATGCATTGGATGAAAGTATCCGACAAGGCTCGTGGTGACACTTGGCCTGTGTTTCTTGGCAAGATTGCCAACTTGAAAGCTGACACATTGTGGCGGCACAATCAGGCTGGTGACTTGCCCGGACGCAATGACCAGCTTGATGCCAAGGCTTGTATGGAATTGACATCAGCCAATGACGGTAAGCGT